ATTAGAAATCATTTGTGCCTTTTTATCAATTACTGTACGTAATTCAGGTATTTCAACATAATTTTGAAATGGTTTTGAAGTGTCAATCCACACAGCAGTTTTCTTTCCATAGAAGTCATGTTGATAATTTTTACTTCTATCAAATAAATCAGATATATGTCGAATTGGCTTTTTTATTTCATTTCCAAAAAATGCGTTCCAAAAAGAAAGGTTACTCATAATAAAATTTTTTTATATTTGTGCAATAGATAACAAATTTATACAAATATGGACAATAAATTTAATTCGGCATATAAAATAAAATCACAAGGATTAAAAATTACCGATGTAGATACTTCTTCAAGAAAGGTTGCAATGTATCTTGCACACTTCGGAAATGTTGATTCAGACAACGACATTATAGTAAAAGGTGCGTTTAGCAAATCACTACAAGAAAGAGGAGTTGAATCAGCATCTAATAGAAAGATAGCATTTTTAAGACATCACGATTGGAAAATGCAAATAGGAAAGTTTGTTGAATTAAAAGAGGATGAAAATGGACTTTATGCGATTGGTGAGCTTGGCAATTCTACTATTGGTAATGATGCTTTATGTGATTATCAAGATGGGATTATTCGTGAACATTCAATAGGCTTTAAATATATTCAAGATAAATTAAAGTGGGTTGAGGATTCAACAATGGAAAAAGGTGGAAGTTGGCTTGTATCAGAAGTTGCATTATGGGAAGGTTCAGCAGTTACTTTTGGTGCTAATGAAATGACACCAGTTTTAGAGATTGGAAAATCTTTAGGTAATAAAACTGAAATTATTACTTCTATTACAAGTGAAATGGAAACTATTGTAAAAGCATTAGGTAATAATAGTAGAACAGACGAATCATTATATTCACTTGAGATGCGACACAAGTTTCTTTCTTCTCAATTAGCAGAAATTGCAAATATGAATGTTGAAGCAACAGACGTAAAACAAAATCTTATTACAGAACTAAAATCATTCAATTGGAATGAAGTATTTAATAATTTAAAATAAAAAGTTATGGCAAGGGCAAAACAAGAAAAAGTAGAATTACAAGACAAACAAGAAAAAGTATCTTTAGATTTAAAAAAAGAGTACAATTTTATATCTAATGGGACTTCTCCATATATGCCAAAAGGAGAGTATATTGTTACTGGTGAACAAGCTGAACTTTTTATTAGATTGGGCTATGGGAATATTTCTTAATGAATATGATTTTACTACTCAAAGTAAATATAAATTACCTACTGGACTATATGCAGGTCAAAAAATATCTGATTATATAGATAGATATGAAAAAAGTTATATAATGGAGTTGCTTGGTGTTGAACTTGGTGATTTGTTTTTTGCTGATGTATCAGGTACTTTACCAGTAACACCAAAATACCTAAAAATATTTGAGCCTTTTTATGAGCAAATAAGTTTTACTTATATGAACTCAAAAGGAATGAAAGATATGTTGATGGGTTTTGTATATTTTCAGTATGTTAAGGATATGGCTACATTTGTTAGTGCAGTTGGTAGCGTAAAGCCTAAAGAGCAAAATTCAAGTGTTGTAACAGCACATAATCCAATTTATTTAGTTTATAATGAATCAATTAACACTTATAAGGCTATTCAGGAATATATATATTTTAATATGAATGATTATCCTGAATTTAAGGGGTTGAACAAAAAATATGCTTATTGGCTATGAAAGAAGTAACGGATTTAATAGAAAACTTAGTAGAAAATATTGATTGTAATATACATATTGATTCACAAGAATATTTAGATGGTAGCTGGTATAGAGTATATACTTGTGATACTAAATGGGCGAGAGTTGGTAAAATTATTAAAATACAATATCATGTTTGGATTTACGAAACAACTATTTTAAATATTGAAGAAGACACGTATATTGATTTCATATACAACAATGAAAATTATTCTTTAAGCGAAGTTAAACTACCAAATCCGTTCTTTATTTCAGGAACAAAAACCTCTACTAATAATGAGTGGAGTAGAGTTAGTGCTGATTTATTAAGTAAAACTCCATTAATTTGGCTTTATCAGAATTATACAGAAGAAACTTACGGACTTGAAAACTCATTAGAAAGAACAATAACTATGAATATTGCATTTCTTGATGAAACAAATCCGCAATTTCTAACTAATAAAGAGCATATTGATAATGCAGTTAAGCCTTGTGGAAGATTAAAAGATGAATTTATAAAAAGTATTAACAAAAACTTGATATATAAAACGTTAAAAAGTTTCAATACAAAAACATTTAGTAGATTTGGTGTCGAAACGGATAGTGGGGTAGTTCAAAACATACTTGATGCTCATTTAAGTGGAGTAGTTTTGAACATTACACTTGACAAGTTTAAAGAGCCTTGTAAATGTTAGTTAAGTCATAGAGCCGATTAAATAATCACTTTATAATTAAACCCAACATAGGTCGAAAGATTTATTGTTTAATTATTAAAAATTATTTAAAATGGAAATGACTCCTGAACAAGTAGTTGAAAAAATCAACTCATTAGTTGCTGAAAAAACAGCAAATTCTGTTTCTAAAGATGAATTAGAAGCATTAAAATCTCAATTGACTTCATTGGAATCTAAATCAGATAACACAGAAGTTAAATCAGCTATTGCTAAATTAGAAGGAATGATTGAAGGAATGAAAGAAGTTAAAACTTCTGAAAACGTTACTTTAAAATCAATCGGACAAGCTATTGCTGAAGCATATACCAACTCAATTGATAAAATTACAGCGGTTAAAGAAAACGGAGGTTTGATTAACCTTGACGTTAAAGCGGCTGGAACTATGTCAATCACAGGTAATTACAGTGGTGGACAAGTTGCATTATCTCAATTAGAAAGTGGTGTTGCTCGTATCGTAAGAAGAAGACCTTTTTTACGTGAATTAGTAAATGTTGCAGGTACAGTATCTAAATACATTACTTACATTGAACAAAAAAATCCTGATGGTGGTGCAGGAATGACTGCTGAAGGTGCGTTAAAATCACAAGCAGATTTCGACTTAGTAGAAACTTCTAAAGCAGTTAAAAAAGTTACTGCATGGATTAAAGTTTCTAAAGAAATGATTGCTGATTTACCATTTATGAGAAACGAAATTGATACTGAACTAATGGAGTTAGTTGAGTTGAAATTGGATGCTCAAATCTTATCAGGTGATGGTACTGGAGATAACTTAGAAGGTATCTTATTAAATGCAACAGCTTGGTCGGCTGGTGGTTTTGCATTGTCAATTCCTACTCCTAATGAGTTTGATGTATTGCGTGTTGCTATTGCTCAAGTTCAAGGATTAGAGTTCAATGCTAACTACATCGTTTTACACCCTGAAGATTGTGCTAAAATGGAATTAACTAAAACAACTCAAGGTGAATATACTTACGCTATGTCTTACATTGTTGATGGAGTTGTAAGAGTTAAATCTATTCCAGTTGTTGAAAATACTGGTATTACAGCAGGTACTTTCTTAGTAGGTGATTTCTCTAAATCTAACTTACGTATCAGAGAAGACTTAAATGTACAAGTTGGATATGTAAATGATGATTTTACTAAAAACTTAATGACAATTTTGTGTGAGGCAAGAGCGGTTCATTACGTTAAGTCTAACCATTATGGAGCATTCATAAAAGGAACTTTCTCTACTGCAAAAACTGCATTATTGAAACCATAAATTAATCAAAGGGGTAACCATTCCCCTTTATATTTTATTAATTATTAAAATTTAAAAATTATGTCATTAGGTTGTAAATGTGATTTAGGTTTATCAAATACTGGTACACCAAATTGTATCACTATTCAAAGTGTTACTTCAAAATTAATTCTTGTTCCTTTATTTAATAACGATGGGGGGTATAACTCTATTTCTTTATCAGGAACAACAGGTATTGATGTGAATGATAAAATAAATGAAGAAGATGCATCTAAAAGATGGTTTCCGCTTGGAACATTTGAAAATGTTACTATGGAGAAAGCTGAATCTTCATTTGAAGAAGCACCATCAGGTAAAAAAGTTTTCATCAAACAAGGGAAGCGTTCTTTTGCAGGTGAATTATGGTCAACTACTCCTACATTGTTAGGTAAAATTCAAGATAATAGATGTGTTGAATTTGGTGTTTACATTGTTGATGTTAATGGAAATTTAATTGGTTTAAATCAAAATCAAGGTAATTTAAGACCAATTCCAGTAGATAATCAATCGTTTGATGCTCGTTTAATGTTCGCTACTGATACAACTATTCAAAAAATAATGGTTGCATTTGACTTCGATAGATTAGTTGATGAATCTCAATTATGGATGATAACTCCTGAAGATGCAAACAACTTTAACTTTAATAGTGTTGAAGGTTTATTAGATGTGAGATTATATACTGAAAATGTAAGTATTAATGGTTTTTCAGTTTTAGCACAACTTGACTATGGAACTGGTGGAAACAGAATCAAAGTAAAAGGTTTAAGATTTGAAAGTGGTCATGCAGATTTTTCTGTTAAAGCAGATGGTATTCCTGTTACTGCTTCAGAAGTAGATTTCTTAGCTACTAATAATTTATATTCATTTGTTTTTAACACACCTAAAACAGCAGGTACTGTACTTACAATATCAATGAATAAAGATGGATATGTAGGTTCTGTATCAGCTACAATATAGTTTATAAATCTTGTGTTTATAAAGGGTAGCAGAAATGTTACCCTTTTTTTATACCTTTGATTTATGAATGGTATATTTAAAGATACAGAAATAGATTTGAGATTTAAGAAGTTAAAAGAATTAACTACTCTTAAATTATGGTATGATTCTTTAGATGAAAGAGTACAAGAATTTATTATTCATTTAGTTCAGTATGCTCAGTTATATTCAAGAGGCATTGATGAACATGGACAAATTATAGGTACTTACAGCCAATTAACGGAAGAAATAAATCCTGATAAAATTGCAGGCACTCCATACACATTTAAAGATACTGGAGAATTTTTTAAATCATTTACAGTTACACCTTTATCAGAGGGGTTTATAATTGATGCTGATGATGTGAAGTATGGTTTTGTAAGAAGTGGAGATAGTATCGTTCCAAAAATCACAAAATTATTTGATGAATACGGAGAAAGAATTATCGGTTTAACTGATGAGAGTATGGACGAGTTAAAGAAAATGATGTTAATTAAATTTATTGAAAATGTCAAAAAAGTTTTATGAATCAATAGAGGATATGCCTATTTATAATTGGCATAAGTGTATTAGTGGAGATTATTATTATGTAAGACTTGATGAGAAACAAAAAGAATTGCCTGAATGCGAAGTAGCATTTAAAAAAATTTATGAATCTTATTTTAAGATTTTTGGAATTGACAAAAGATATAAAGAGCAACTTGAAATTATTAAGAAAATTGCAATGCTACAATGTGATTATTTACAAACAAAAGATGAGTTTAAATTTACACAGATTGAAATAGAAAATGCTAAATTAGAAATGTTAAATAAATC